AGAANGACAATGGACGATTTAACATTACCAAATAACGTAGATGATTTAGTTAAACTACTTAATGAAGTTTATCCTGAAAAATCTCCTGATTTAAAAGATGATAATAAAACTATCTACTTTAAAGCAGGTCAGCGTGACGTTGTAAAATTTATTAACACTTTAAAAGAGAGAACGGAGAAATAAATATGTGCACTAGCAGACCAAAAATACCTGCTCCACAACCTGCTCCACCAATGCCTGTGAATACATCACAGTCAATCGGTGAAGAATTATCACCTCAGTTGATAACAGCAGACGAGCAAGATATTGCAAAAAAGAAAAAGAAAGTTAAAAAATCAGGGACAAGTTCACTTCAGACTACTTCAGGAGTAAATGTTGCAACTGGTTCAGGCTTAAACATTTCTTAATAAATGGAATACATGGATAACAATTTTACACAACACACAGCAAAAGAGCGTTACTTTAAATTACAAGAGAACAGAGAACATTTTTTAGATAGAGCTGAAGAGTGTGCTGAAATTACTATTCCGTCTCTAATACAACCTGATGGTTTTACAACATCATCAGATTTATATACCCCCTTCCAATCAGTAGGAGCTAGGGGAGTCAACAATTTAGCTTCTAAACTTTTACTATTATTACTTCCCCCAAACTCTCCCTTCTTTAGATTATCTATAGCAGGAAAAGCAAAAGAAGATTTAGCTGAAAGAGTAGAATTAAAAACAGAAGTTGAAAAATCTTTAGCTACGATTGAAAGAGAAGTAACTAATAAAATAGAACAACTAGCATTAAGAGTATCTGTATTTGAAGCTCTTAAACATTTAGTTGTTGCAGGTAATGTATTAACTTATTTACCAAAAAAAGGAAGCATGAGAGTGTTTCCATTATCACAATACGTAGTTCAAAGAGATAGTTCAGGCAATGTATGTGAAATAATTGTTCAAGAAAAAATGAGCATTATGGCTTTAGATAAAGCAGTAGCTTCAGAAATAGTTTCTGACCCTGATTACAAAAAAGATAGTGAGATTGAATTATATACTCATGTATATAAATTAGATGATTCTAAATTTTATGTTTGTCAAGAAGCTAACGGTGTAAAAATACCATCAAGCATTGGTACATTTACTAAAGAACGTATGCCTTACCAAGCTCTAAGAATGATTAGAGTTGATAATGAAGATTATGGTAGAGGATATGTAGAAGAATTTTTAGGAGATTTAAAATCATTAGAAGGTTTGTCTCAATCATTAGTAGAATCTGCGGCGGCTTCAAGTAAAGTAGTATTTTTAGTAAGACCTAATGCAGTGACTAGAAAAAAAGATTTATCACTAAGTAGAAATGGTGACATTATTACTGGAAGTGCAGAAGACGTATCAGTATTACAAGCCAACAAACAATTTGACTTACAAGTTGTAGAAAGAATGATACAAAAATTAGAAGAAAGATTATCATTTGCTTTCTTATTACACACAGCTATACAAAGACAAGCTGAAAGAGTTACAGCACAAGAAATTAGATACATGGCTGAACAATTAGAAACAGCTATGGGTGGTATATATTCTTTATTATCACAAGAATTTCAATTACCTTTAGTTTCTATTCTTATGAAAAGAATGGAACAAGCAAATGAAATACCTTCTTTACCAAAAGGTGCAGTTCAACCTACTATTATCACAGGTATTGAAGCATTAGGTAGAGGAAATGATTTACAAAAATTAAGAGAATTTGTAGCTGAGATAGGAAACTTAGCTCAAATAAATCCTGCGGTTGTTCAATCGTTAAACCCTGAAGATTTAATTAAACGTATTGCTACTGGTTTAGGTATTGATACAGATGGTTTAATAAAATCTCAAGAACAACTAGCTCAAGAACAAGCGGCTCAAGAAGAGCAAATGCAAAATGAGCAAATGATGCAAATGGCTGAAAAAGCTGTAGCACCAGTTGCAGGTAATTTGTCTAAACCACAACCACAATAAAGGAAATAAAAAATGGTAGAAACAGTAGAAATAAAACGTGACGAAACTACTAGCGAAAAGCCAGTAGAAGAAAATAGTACACTTAGCAAACCAGAAGGTTTACCAGAAAAATTTAATTCAGTTGAAGACTTAGCAAAGTCTTATGCGGAATTAGAAGCCAAGCTAGGTACTAATACAGAACAACCAGTTAAAGAAGAAACACCTGTTCAAGAAACACAAAAAGGTGAATTAGACATAGCTGAAAATGTTGTTGAAAACGCAGGACTTGACATGAATAGTCTAGCTGATGAATATGCAGAAAATGGTAAATTAAATGATGAATCATATCAAGCATTAGAAAAATCAGGTATTCCAAAAGAATATGTAGACCAATTTATTGAAGGTCAAAAAGCAATAGGTGAGCAACAAACTAATACTGTAAAAAGTATGGTAGGTGGTGATGAGGCTTATACTGAAATGGCAACGTGGGCGGCAGGTAATATGTCGGAAGGTGAAAAGAAAGCCTATAACACAGCCGTTAATAGTAAAGATATGGACACTGTTAAGTTAGCAGTTGATGGTCTGAAAGCTAAGTATGAATCAGCTAATGGTTCAGAACCTAATCTAACACAAGGCAAAGCTACGCCTACTACAGAACAAGGTTATAAATCTTGGGCTGAAGTTACAGCCGCTATGTCTGATTCTAGGTATGCTAAAGACCCTGCTTATCAAGCAATGGTTAAAAACAAAATATCTAACTCGGAGTTATAATATGATTGCTTGGTTACATGCGTTAAAGAAAAGGTATGAAGCTGATGAAGCTGAACATACTGCAACAATAGATACATTTTTACAAAACCCTGTGGGTGTTGCTGACCATGATAAATTTATGGATATATTGAAAGATAGATTTGATAAACGAACTCATGCAAAATGTTGTCTTAAACAAATAGATGACATTATTGAAAAATCAAAAGTACCCCTAGTAGATAAAACTAAAAAGGAGAAATAAATATGCCAATGGGAAAAGGAACTTACGGTTCTAAAAAAGGAAGACCAAGTAAAGCGTTAAAAGGTGGACAGAAAAGATTACCTGCCGCTTTAAAATCAAAAATAATGAGTAGTAAAAAGAAAAAATAATATGGCAAAGAACGGACTGTACGCAAACATTCATAAAAAACGTGCTAGAATTAAAGCAGGTTCAGGTGAAAAAATGCGAAAAGCAGGAGCTAAAGGTAGACCTACTGCTAAACAATTTACAAGAGCGGCAAAGACAGCTAAGAAAAGGTAGTCATGGTTGCTAAAAGATACCAAAGTCCTTCAGGTGGTTTAAACGCCGCAGGGAGAGCTCACTTTAAGAGCAAAGGACATAACTTAAAAGCACCTACCAAAAGTAAAACAAGTGGAAGACGTAAATCGTTTTGTGCTCGTATGGGTGGTGTAAAAGGAGCTATGTCTAAGAACGGCAAACCTACTAGAAAAGCATTAGCTTTACGTAAGTGGGATTGTTAATATAGTTGTGCAACGCTTATGCGTGGCAACTGCCAATACAATTTAGCCAAATAACTTGACCTACTGCGGTAGACAATCTTGACTAAATAACTGAATTGAAGAGGCTTTTATAAACTAACATCAAAAAAAGGAGACAATCACATGTCAAACGCAAGTCCAGTTAAATTCGGAAATGCTAATAGTGGTTCTACTCGTGATGATGCCCTGTTTCTAAAAGTATTTGCAGGTGAAGTAATTACTTCATTTGACAGAGCTTCAAAAACAGAAGGTGCTGATATGGTAAGAAGTATCAGTAATGGCAAGTCTGCATCTTTCCCAGTTTTGGGAAGAATCGGTGCGGCGTATCACGCAGTTGGAGCTGAAATATTAGGTGACGCAGTTAACTCAGCAGAAAAGGTTATTACAATTAATGACCTTCTAATATCTTCAGTATTCGTAGCGAATATAGAAGAAGCAAAAAACCATTGGGACGTAAGAAGTGCATACTCACAAGAAATGGGTAGAGCATTAGCTTTTCAAAAAGATAAGCATATCTTACAAACTATTGGTCAAGCAACTCTAGCTAGTGCAAACGTAACTAATGGAGATGCTACAAGTAACATAACTAACACAGGCATTGCATCTGCTACAGACGCAACTGCGGCTAATGCAATGATAGATGCTATCTTTGCGGCGGCTAAAGAGCTTGATGCAAATTATGTTCCATCAGAAGGCAGAAAATGCTTTATGAGACTTGAAGAATACTACAAATTAGCTAACGCTACAAATGCAGTCAATGTTGACTTCACAGGCGGTGGTAATGGTGGTGTTGCTTCAGGAAAAGTTATGAAAATTGCAGGAATTGAATTAGTACCAGTTCCTCACTTTGTAACTGGAAATGTCACAGCAACAACTGAAAAAGGTTCAGCAACTAATGGGGGTTCATTCCCACAAGCTGTTAACTTGACTAACTTTGTTGCTCTAGTTTCTCACCCAAGTGCTGTAGGTACAGTTAAACTTATGGATTTAGGTGTTGAAAAAGAGTACGACATCAGAAGACAAGGTACGTTAATGGTTGCTAAATATGCTATGGGTCATGGTGTATTAAGACCAGAATCGGCTGTAGGAATATTAGAAGCGTAATAGTTTCTTTATTTTTACTTGAATCAGGGGGAGTCAAATCCCCCTTTTTCTACATTAATTAAAAGGATAAAATGACAACACAAATTACACCAACTACAGAATTACAATCAGTTAATACTATGTTGAGTGTTATTGGCGAAGCTCCAGTAAACTCAATTACAGGTACAACAACTGTTGATGTATCAGTCGCTAAAAATATCCTAGACGAGACATCAATGTCTGTCCAATCAATAGGTTGGAATTTTAACACACATATTAATCACACAACACTAGCATTAGATAGTGACAACAAAGTTCCTCTACCTGCTAACTGTGTGAAAGCAGACGCTAATCAAGCGTACAGAAATTACAATTATACAATCAGAAATGGTTTTCTATATGATATGGAAAAACATACAGATGTATTTACAAGTGCACCTGCCTCAGTTGACTTAGTCTTAGTTCAACAATTTGAACATCTCCCAGAATATGCAAGACGATATATTACAACAAAAGCGGCTAGAAGATTTGCTTCAAGATTTATAGGTGATAAAGAAATTACAGCATTAATAGGTCAAGATGAAAATGAAGCATTAGTTGCTTTTCATCAAGCTGATTCACAAGAAGCAGATATAAACATGTTGAATGGTGATGCTAATACATTTTCAATAATTAACAGAACAACTAGAAGGACTTACTAATGGGTGGCGTGGTATCTCAGTCTATACCTAATTTCCTAAATGGTATGTCTCAGCAGACTCCTACTCAAAGAGGAATCAATCAAGGTGCAGACCAAGTAAATTTTCAAAATAATATAGTAGAAGGTCTATCTAAAAGACCATCATTAGATTATGTAGCAACTTTAGATTCTACAAATTTATATCCTAACACTACAAAATTTTGGCAAATACAAAGAGATGAATCTAATCAATACATTGTAGCATTATACAACGGTGGTGTTAAAGTTTGGGATTTACAAGGAAACGCTAAAACAGTTACAGTTCAAAGTGGTTCAAGTTATTTAACATCTACAAATCCAAAAGCTAATTTTAAATTAGTAAACGTAGCTGATTTTACATTTATTGCAAACACAGCAACAACAGTTGCGGCTGACTCTACAAACACTGCGGCTAAAGTAGAAGAGTTTTTAATAAATGTTAAATTAACAAACTATGGTAGAGAATATAAAGTAGCATTAAAACACCCTAACATGGCACAAGAGTTAGAAGTACAATTTCAATTACCTACTGGTAATGATGCTTCTACTGATAGTAAATTTAGAGATACA